CCTGCATGAACATCGCATACGACATCGACGGAGTTCTGGCCAACTTCCAGGCCCACTTCCTCCGGACAGCGGAAGACATGGGTCTTGAATCGGCCCCGGAGCACTGGACTCTCTGCACCGACTGGGGCATGATGGCTCCCGACGAGGCCTCACAGATCTGGGACCGGATTGGCGACGACATTGACTGGTGGATGCAGATCGAGCCTCACGAGGATGCCCACATCGTGACGCCGGTCCACTGCTACATCACCTCTCGATCAATCCCTTCGGAGAAGTCCAGCGCGTGGCTCAACTACCACGGATTTCCCACAGCTCCGGTATTCACCGTAGGCGTGGGCAACTCCAAGCTCCAGGCAGCACGCGAAGCCCAGGTCGATGTCCTGATCGACGACAAGCCCAAGACGGTGAGAGAACTGAACAGGAATGGCGTGGACTGCCTCCTCCGGGATCGACCCGTAAACCGCTCAGAGCGGGACCTGGACCCGGTTCGCCTTCACTGCCTCACGCAAGTCCCCCGGTTTCTTCCGTAGCCCATGGAAAATCCTCCCTCTCCCAACCGACCCCCTATACGCATGATGTCTGCCCAAGACTACTACGACGAGGCCAAGTCCCTGCGCTCCGACATCTATCGGCTGTTGGCCACCGCCGATGAGCAGGACAACGGCCAGTACACCAGCCTGCGTCACGTCTCCAATGCACGAGCCCTCCTGGATAGCCTGGAGAAGGCCCGGTTCCAAATCGGCCTTTCCCTCTCCGTCCTGGGCGGCCAAAACCCCTATGAGAAAGTGGATAACGTCTACGATGCCCGGGGCGAGATAGAGTTGGAGCCGGAAGCAGATACCACCCCAGACACTCTCGATGGCGATTTCCCGGAAGTCTACATGGACATGCGCCGGGAGATCGCGGAGATGATCGAGAGCCTCAAGGAGATGCACTGGAAGATGCAGACCGGCCTCTACAAGCAGTGGTTCTACGCCCATCTGGAGAAGGCCATCATGCATCTCTCCGAAGCGCGGTGCCACCTTGGCGTCATCCTCAAGCAACGAACCGATGGACATACGCAGTCAACTGGAGCGGCTGATTAGGACGTGGGGAGAGGATCCCTTCCCCACAATGGAGATCGATCCCCGCGATCCCAATCTCCATATCTTCACCGACGCTGCTCACCAATTCACGGTCCTGAGCTACAAGGGAGAGTCCTTCTGGGTCTACGATTACCGATATGACCCCCACACCGATACCTACGTCTTCGTGCTGGACCTGGGGATGTTCGACGAATTGAACCTACGCGACCTCACATGAACTCTCTTCTTCAGCTTTCTGACAACAACCTCCACGCACAGCCTACCCCGGAGGCCGCTGAGATCGATCAGTTCCGGCAGATCATTGACCGGGATGATAGCGAGAACATGAGGGAGGCGGTGCGAGAGCTATCCTTCGTCTACCATATGTGTGACACCGACAGCCCCTATTTCCAGAGCGTTGGGGACTCCGACGTGAGGCAGGAGGAAGTTGTCCGGGACCTCTGGGGGGAGCCAGATGCCTGGGAGCCCGACGACACCGTGAAACGGGCCATGAACTACTACCGCAATCGCCACCTTACTCCTGCACAGCAGCTCCTCGAAAGCGCCCTGAAGAGTGTCCACAACCTGCGGGACTACTTCCAGAACGCAGACCCTACGGAGCGAGACAACAATGGACGTGTGGTGTGGAAAGCCAAGGACATTGTCAGTAACCTGTCCAAGATCGGGGACGTTATAAAGGGTCTTAGAGAGCTACAAGAGGAGGTTGAAAAGGAACAACTTCAGGGTGGCGATAATAGGGGTGGTGTCGAAGTAAACCGCTTCAGTCGATAGTCTCGATGAATCCTGGGTCGGTCTAACCACCCGGCCTTCAACCCTTCTAACCGGCTTGCGCTCACCACGCACTTTCACCAATACTGATGCCCTGCGGCAGCCTGCGCTCCACTATAAGGAGCACGGGTACTACTGCGACCATCCCCAAGGGACCAAGGCATACTGGGACTACTGGGAGGAGCAGAAGCGGCGCTGTCTGGAGGGCTACGAGGTAGACGGCCTGAAAATCACGGGCTACCACTACTTCTACCTCAATTTCAGTCCCATCCTCCTCGTGGAGGAGGCTGAAGGCAACTCCGCGCAGAAAATCGAGACCTTCCCTCATTTCTGGGACGGGGACTACAACTACTTCTGGACTCTGGAGATTGCCCAGAATGGCATCTCTGAGGAGGAGTACGAAGACCTTCAGCTTGGACTGGACATCACGAACCTGGAGGGCGGCTTCCACATCGTCGTCCTGAAGGCCCGTGGAAAGGGATTCAGTTACAAGGCGGGGTCCATGCTGGCTCGGAATTTCGTCCTGAAACGGAAATCCAAGAATTTTGCCCTGGCCCACGAGAAGGAGTATCTCACCAAGGACGGGCTCCTCACGAAGGCCTGGGACACGATAGACTTCATCGATGCCAATACCCCATGGAGACAGCCCCGGCTGAAAGACGCCACGATGCACAAAAGGAGCGGCTACCAGCAGAAGCGGGGCGGCTCCTATGTGGAGTTGGGCACGAAGAATGAGATCATGGGCGTGTCCCTGAAGGACAATCCCGACAAGGCCCGTGGAAAGCGGGGTGAGCTGATCTTCTTCGAGGAGGCAGGCAAGTTTCCCGGCCTACAGGAGGCGTGGGAAATCTGTCGTCCCTCTGTAGAGCAGGGAAAGTACACCACCGGGACCATGATTGCCTACGGAACCGGTGGTTCTGAACAGGGGGACTATGAGGACCTGGAAGAGCTATTCTACAACCCGGAGTCCTACAACGTCCAGCCCATCAACAACCAGTGGGACGAGGGGGCAGACGGCAACAATTGCTCGTTCTTTTTCCCGTCCTACATCAACTGTGAGGGTTTCATCGACGAGGAGGGCAACTCCGACATTGAAGGGGCCAAGGCGTACCACGAGGACCAGCGTGAGAAGAAGAAGCAGACCGACGAGCCCCGGGCCTTAGAGCAGTACACCTCTGAGAATCCGTTTACACCCCGGGAAGCCACCCTCCGCGTAGCCACCAACATCTTCCCGACCCGCGAGCTACAGGAGCAGCTAAACCGCGTCCTGGCAGAAGACCGCCACAACTCTCTCGTCTCGGGTCAGCTCTACACCGATTCCGATGGAGACGCCAAATTCCGACAGACGGAAGATGCATCTCCCATTTTCAAGTACCCGGCTCCGGAAGGGATGGATAAGACCGGTGCCGTGGTCATCAAGGAAGCCCCAGTTCGCAACAACGACGGGAAGGTACCCCAGGGCCTCTACACCATCTGTCATGACCCCTATGCCCACGACGGGCAGCCTGAGAAGGGATCGTTGGGCGCGGCCTTCGTCATCAAGCGAACCAACAACTTCTCAAAGACCCTCAACGGATCCATCGTGGCCTCCTATGTTGGCAGGCCCCGCAGGCAGGACGACTACAACCGCAATCTCTTTCTCCTGGCCGACTACTACAACTGCAAGATCGGCTTCGAGAACAACCGGGGAGACGTGATTGGCTACGCCAAGCGCTTCAACCGCCTCCACTACCTGGAGGAGGAGTTCGAGATCTTAGACAAGAAACAGCGCAAGAAGAAGCCGGGAAAGACCACCAACAGGCCGTATGGAATCAGGATGTCCAAGCCCCGCAAGAACCAGGGGCAAGTGTACCTGCGAGATTGGCTTCTGACCCCACTCTCGAAGTATGAGGACGGGGAGGAGAAACTGGTCCTGCACACCATCCTGGACCCCGCTCTCCTCAACGAGCTGATTAAGTACAACCCGGACGGAAACTTTGACCGCGTTTCCGCTCTGCTGATCGGCATGTACTACCTCAAGGACCTGCAAACGAAGCAGGTCCGCTCAGAGAGTGGGCTCGAAAAGCACCAAGAGTTCTTCAACCGGCCTCTATACCAGTAACCCTTCAACCAGCACATGCCCAACTCTACCACACAACTCCCCCGGCAGCGGCTTCCACGAGAAGAAAAGGATCAGGAGTGGAAGGAAGATGTGATCGACTCCATCATCGGCCTCTCCACCTTTGACCGTCCCTACTCCGTCACGGATAGCGACCTGAAGAAGGCCTACGAGTACTACAACGGCGTGGTCGATGACTCCGACTACACTCACGTGACGAAGCCCTATGGCAAGAAGCGGGAGAATTTCCCCGCCAAGCTCCAGAACTACAATATTATCAAGCCGGTCATCGACCTGCTGAAAGGGGAGAAGGCTCGTCGTCCCTTCGACTTCACCACGAAGGTGCTCAACGACGACGTGGTGACCCGGAAATCGGAAGAGAAGAAGCAGAAGCTCTTCCGCAACCTGATGCAACACTTCCTGGCAGAGCTTGAAGCCCAAGGGGTGCCCATTGAGGATCTGAGCCCCGATGAAATGCCCCCGCCGCCGGATGATGTGGAGGAGGCCTTCGAGCAAGACTACCGCGACCAGCGGGCCATCACTGGCCAAAAGGCCCTGAACTACCTCGTAGAGACCCTGGGCGTAGAGCGCCAGCTTGTCGAAAAGGGCTGGCATCACTGGCTCGTGGCCGGGGTCGTGGCCACCCTCCGAAATGCGGGAATGAACGAGGTGGAATACGAGGTTCTCAACCCCCTGAACATCGATTGGGACAAGAGCCCTGACTCAGACTTCATCGAGGATGGACAGTGGGCTGTTCACCGACGCCGTTCTACGGTCTCCGACGTGATTGACAGCTTCTACGACGAGCTGACTGATGAAGAAATCGATCAGCTTGAGAAAGGGGAGAAGGACTACTCCACGCCCTTCATCAGCTACAGGGACGCTGAGCAGGATGAGCGCCACGACAACAACAACGGGCGCATGGTAGAGGTCATGGAGGTCTATTGGAAGTCCATGAAGCAGGTGGGGATCGCCACTTACGAAGACGAGATGGGCCTCCTTCAGGAGAAGACGGTGGACGAGGGATATGAGCCCTCCGAAGGGGAGGAAGTGGAATGGTACTGGGTCAACGAGGTATGGCAGGGCTACCGCATCGACGAGGATATCTACAAGCGCGTCGAACCCCTGGAAGTCCAGCGCCGCGACAAGGACAACATTTCCG